TGGTGTAGATTACATGGATCAGATTGTTGTGTCAACATCATTCATGGAAATATTTACGCCAAACTTCCTTGATCTCATATTCGGAAGTATAGTCGCTTGCATATACCTCAAAAAACTTAATGACAAGATCCTCAGCCGCTTCTCTGGTTGAGACTGTACAGAGGTAGTCTGTCTCGAACTCTTTGCTAGATTGATCTAGGTAGGTACGATAGATGTCGTACACACGTTCGATTGTTGGTTGCATCTTGGATCTCCTGTCAGATGTCTTGGGAGAAATATAGCAAGTCAGATGAATCGTGTCAAGAGGCTTGCGTGGAGCCAATCTTTTCATATCACACCACCTTTACTCCAACATTATCAACCATCTTCTGTGCCTCTTGGATATAGAAATCGTAATCTAAATCCTTGAATGAGAAGTCCTTAATATCATTGCATGTGCGAACCTTCTGACCAGCATTGATTGACAGATACCGCTCATCTTTACCTTCATCAAGTGGTGGCATAATTTTAACCAGACTACGGCCATCTTTTGCAATGTAATACCGGCAGATGTTCTGTTCAGCATATTCAATACCTTCTTCATCCACACTCACTAACCTAGATGAACGGGGTACTTTGGTTCGTCCACAAAAATCAAATGGATTCTTACATGAACGAATTGTCTTGTCAACAGGTATCCCGTTCACAATCTGTTCAACAGCAGCTCGCTTGATAACAACCATTGACTGATTCTGGTGGAACGCCAGTCCCTCACCGTCAATGTGACCGATACGATGTTCATAAGCACCATTCAACTTAATCTTTCCAGATTCCTCATAAACGGCACAATAATTATTAACATCGCGTATAGCCATTTTACTATAGAGAGCATCCTCCATCTGGAGTCCTGTAATCTGTTCCCATTGTCTGATTACTGACCAAATAGCGTCATAATCCTTTCGATCTGCAACATAAGTAATCCCGTCCGTGTTAAGCTGAATAAACTCAATATCATCAAATTCCTTCATCAACATTTCAGTCAACATACATAAGCTCAACTGACCATTAATTGTAATAGTCATCGTAGCCTTGGGGTCGTAGAATACAGAGTATTTGTCATTTGTCCGACCATAGACTGAGTTCAATGCCAGTTTTATCGCAAGATTCTGTGGAGTTTTCTTTGGGTACTCCTTACGTTTTTCATAGAGAATTTCATAAATCTCACAGAAGGTCTCACTCAAGTGTTCAGGATAAACTCTATTGGCGATAAATAAATTCGGATACATCGAACGTACATCGATGTCCATAATCATTCGATTTTTATCGGCAACATATGTAATAGATTCCCTACTTGCATGAATACCTCCAGTGCCAAATACATACTCTAATCCATCAATAACGACATTGAGTGTTTCAGCCACACGCCATTTGAAGTAGAACGAAGTTTTACCTGACTTCAAAACCTCTCTCTCAACCCAACCCATAGGATACAGTTTGAACATCTTGTCAACTTCGGACTGAATCGGTTTACCACATATCTGATCCCTAAGATACTCAATCTCAGAATCTTCACATTCAGTCTTTTCAAGTTCACGGAGCTTCTTACGCAATTCTTTAGCCGACTCCTTGTCAGCTTCGCCTGATACTTTTAACTTCTTTTTCTTCTCGGTAAGTCTTGCATATTTAGCAACATCGCCAAGTTCATCTTCAGGTATATCGCTGAATGTACCCTTAGTTTCAGTAATGATTTTATCCCTCAACCAGTCCAGTACAGCATTAAATTCAGGTCGTTCAAACTTAACATAAGGAAGAATGCACTCACCTAAATTAATGCTATCGCGTTTCGTCTGTCTTGGTTTACGTTTACCTCCAACATTTGTGTAACAAGCATCTGGTAGAGCTTCCTCAAGACATTTCACAAAGTAATCATTGCCGATTTTAGCATCACTAGCATTAGTGAAGTCCATTCCCCATTCACCTTTCAACACTTCACGTAATTCAATATCACCATTACAATGTTTGAAGAATTTTAGTGTTTCCAGTACATCTCGCTTGTTATATTCCAGCAGAACATCTTTCTGTTTATCGTCCAGTACAATACCTACATCAAAAGGTAGGTCTTCGATTACGTTTGACCGCATATTGAACTCAAGTAGCTTCAGCGATGTTGCCTTAGCTGCGTTATCATAATGTTGAATCTTGAACAAATCCATTTGCTTAATAAAATGCTTGTGTTCTGGTATAGTATTGGCGAACCTATTCTCTTTTGCTGTTTCAATCAAGTCCATCGCAAAATCGTAGATTGCACGATAACCAACACCTTTGTTCTGTAAGAAAAAGTGGATTACAGGGTAGTCAAATCCAAGGTTATTGAATCCTACCAGTCGAGATTTGTCCTTATAAAGTTTAGTCAAGAACTTTCTCAACTGCACCGAATCATCCTTACGATCACTAATTTCAAATACCCAAATCTTTTTCAATTCATCACTAGCGAACACTACTGAAAAGATGTTTGGAAACGTCTCGACATCATAAATGTAATCCACTTTATTCCTCCTAGCTATACACTGATAACTTCCCAATCTTGACCATCTGAGTCAACGGTCGTTGATAGAAAATCATCTTCTTCAAAATCCAACTTGGGGTTATCCCCGATTGCTGTTTTAATGTCAAGTTCTTCCAGTGTCTCATAAGGATCTACTGTTGAATATAGATGAGTTGTATCTACATCATATCGCAACCAACCAGCATTGCCGGTTGTGCCAGTTCTGCGACACTTCACTAGCTGAATCTTAGTCGAATTCCTAACCGATGCGGAATCGTGCATTTTATCCCGACTCAGTAGAATAGTGTTGAAAGCGATCTGGTTAATACTACTACTGCCCATCAAATCATACTCTGATACATTGTGTGCATTATCGCCTTCAGGTTTACGCATGTGACTCACAAGGATTACACAAGTTTCAGTCTGTTTTGCGAACTTTAGAATTGTGTCCATAAACTCAATAATAGCCCCGTTGTCAGAACTATTCACTGCACACTGCAACGGATCAAGAATAATTACATCGCAATTCTCGACCTTAGCTAAGTAGTTAAGTTTATCAAAGATTTTCTCATTAGTGAGACTGCCCAAATGTTCAACATAAACAAACTTATCTCGCTTAACCATTGAATCAAAGAATCGTTTCTTCAATCCGGTCATGTCGATAGTTGAACGATCCACTTTACGCAGATTAATACTAGCGTCCAAAGAAAGTAAGTCGCGCACAACCTCTCGCTTTGTAGTCTCTAGGTACATTGCACCAACCTTAAATGGTGTGTTCTCCATAATGTTATATGCAATGTTATTAATCATGGTACTCTTGCCAATGGATGTCAAAGCACCGATCACCGTAACCTCACCTCGCTCCATGCCACCACCCATCTTATCATTGAGTGTTGACCAGCTATCAGGGAATGGAATCTTTACGTTACTGTCTTCGTTTTCAAAGTCATCCCACATCTGACTAAGATGTAGTACGTCCACTGGAGAATATTGCTCTGCTCCCCAGAATGCTTTGACAATTTCATTAAATTCACCTCGACTAGAGTGCTCACAAGCATCTTTTCGTGAATATTGGGCAATCTTAGCCTGACCTGCAAACAGAATCTTAGCAACCTTTTCAGCACCTTCTTTTCCTGCTTTATCATTATCGTACATGATAATAACATTTTCAAAACTGGTGATGAAATCGTAGTTATTCTTAATTTGCTTCAGTGCTGACTCACCAACGGTTGTACTTACCACAGGGGTAATGAATTTCTTCAAGACCATTCGACCGTCTTTCTTTTCCACATTCATCGCGGTAAAGATTGCTTGAGCATCTTCCTCACCAGATGCTAGGACAACATACTTGCCACCTTTGGTGAATTTGCTTTGCCCAAATAGTTCGCAGTCACTCTTGACCATACCAATCGGGTAAAATGGTGGCTTGTCTACTTTCTCTCCGTTATTTTTTGCCTTCTTAACCTCATCATCCCGAACATGCCAGCCAACCAATTCACCTTCCTTTGTAGAAGGATAGTAGCGATGTGATACATTACCATCTTCATCAAACCTAGTGCGTACATCATAGAATTCAGAAACCACTGCCGGAATCCTACGCTCCTTCCATCCTCGAATTTCAAGATTTAGAATATCATCCACTTTACGCCGTACCTCCTGAGTCATAATAAAAGGTTTACCTGATGACTTTGTAGCAAATTCAACCAACACGTTGCCTTCTTGATCAATCACGCCTAGATCAATCAGTTCCTGCATTCCAATGAATCCACATTCACTCCAACAATGACCGTCAACAACCTTCTTACCATTAATCTCTTTCTCATATAAAGATAAAGAGTCACTAGAACCATGTTTATCACATGCCACATGTCCTAGCAGCACACCCTCAACCATCTCCCCCCTACAATCCCCTCCAAATCAATCTGGGGCCATCTCTGGCCCCTAAATCTTAGCCCAAATAATACTCAGCCCACATCACGTTTCATAAAATTTCTTAGAAGTTGCTGAAGTGCCTGATCTTTAGTTACAACCTGTTTATCAGGAAATCGCTCCACCATCTTTCTAAAATGAGCTGATTGTATAGAACTATCTTTTGTCAAAAATAATGTATTGGTCAAATACCCAAGCCTGAAGTCATCAGTCATATAATAATGACCAGATGGTCTCCACCCAATTTGACAGTTGCAGCTGTCCATTTCAGAAAGTAGATCGCACCTTTGAGTCATTTGAATCAATTGTACTTTCTTCCCCTTGTATGTGTTTGTAAAAATC